GTAGTGAGTGTTCACACACACACACACACACACACACATACACACACACACAAAGCTTTACACTTATCAAAGAGTTATTCAAATTCAAAATTGGATTAATCCAATATTGCTAATAATATAAACATAACCAGCAGATGCATGTGCATTTCGATAGTCTAATTCTTCTTTTTCAGCTTCTTTATCTTGGATACTTGTTTCAAAGCCTAAGATCTGATTTTGTAACTCTATTCGTTGTTCTTCATTTTCAGAACTTTTTAGCTTGTCTTGAAGATCCGAAATCATCTTTTTGAAATGACTTATATCTTTATCAATTACTTTCTTCTGAGACTCTATTTCTTTCTGTAAAGCTTTTTCCTCTTTTTCTCGTTCACGTTGCTCTCTAAGTTCCTCTTTTTCTTCTTGTTTTTTTCGCTCATATTCATATGCACAGTGTAGTTCATCTAATTTAGATTGGAGGTACTCTTTACGAATAGAAACTAAATTAGTGCTGTTTAATTTATTCAGCTGTTCATACGAATTTCTAATTCGTTTTTCAATAGAAGCTAAATTGCTAAACTTGACTTTATTTATAGCAGCTTCGCACTCATTGTTAAAAGAGCGAAGAATCTGTTTAATATTATCGTTAGTCATTTTTCGACCTTTTGCTTTATTACCATCAACAGTCCAGTTATCACTGTAATTTACTGCTGTTTTCTTTTTGATCATATGTTTCTGGTCTGCTCGTATATCAGCAAGTTTTTCTTTATATCCAAGAGCTGTAGCAAAATCGTATTGAGGACGATACAAGCCGAACTCTTCAAAACGAATATCATCATTTGTAACAATTAATTGGTGCTCCAACTCTTCAATTTCAGAACTCATAGATTTTATTTTAGTTCGAAGCTGTCCTTCTTTTTCCTTGAGAGTTAGTATAATTTGTTCAATCTCTTTTTGCTCCTTTTCCTTGTCGATAATAGCTTGCTGGAGCTCCAACACTGACATTTGTTCAACGCTCAACTTAGCATTCTTTAATGCCTCTAAATCTTCGGCCAGTTCATTTGCTTGTTGCTTATATTTATTACCTTTTAAAAAATCAAAAGCTCCCATCTGGAATACCACCTCACAATGATTTTAAAACTGCTACAGTCCCGTTCGGTTGGAAAAGGAGAGTGTAGTTGTTTTCTGTTTTTATGCCATTGAATTTTTTAGCATAGTATTCGATGGCTGTTTTTAATGTTTCTACTGTTATCTGTAAAAAATTTGCACTTTCAACAATGGTCTTACATCCGTTTTCGTAACATTTTATGATGTCGTACGGGCTGACCACTAAAATTGCTCCAATATCCCTAGCTAGACGTTCTTGCTTTCGATCAGATAATGTACTTTGTTTTGAAATATCTCCGACAGTTGTTAAATGATGAGCAATTTCTTCTCCAATTGTTCCAGGAAGTTCATAATATGACTGATTGGGGTTCAAATAAACAATATTGTCATCAATAAACCCCTTTTGCTTTTCTGGCATAAGGGGATCATATACGAAATCTAATTCGGGGAAGGCGGACATCAATTCCTCGTGCAACTGCATCAATAAAACACCTACTTCTTTTTCTTCAAGGGGTTATTTTTCCTGTATTCGATATAACGCAGAATATCTTCGAGATCTTCTTCAGTTGCATCATCATCAATATGAGCAGCAACTACTCGAAGTTTATCATTCATTTCCTCGAAAGAATTATCCCATTCCCTTTTATACCCATCATCACCGTTTAATAGATAATCGGATGATACATTGAAAATTTTTGAAAGTTTTGCTAGTTCGTCGGTTGATACTTTTCTAGTACCATTTTCAATCTTATTCATAACGGATTTATCAACACCCAAGCGTCTTCCTAACTCAGCCTGACTCCAATCCTTAGATTCTCTCAGATTAATTATTCTCGAAATTAAAGTATTATCAGTCATGGTTTACTCCTTTCGTAGAGGTTTAAGCAACTATATTCTAACATGGTTGCGAAAAAAGATATAAAAAGTTGCGAAAAAAGATATTTAAGTGCTTGACGTATCTAAAATCGCAATGTATTATATGGATATAAAGTTGCTAAAATAGAAACTTATGGAGGTGGAAAAATGTTCCAAGTTGACTTAGAACTTATTAAAAAAGCTAGGCTGGAAAAAGGATATTCGTTACAAGACATGGCTAATAAAATGAATTTTAACAGCAAAGCCAAATATTATCGCCGAGAGATTGGAGAGTATAATTTTAAATCTGAGGAAATTCCTTTAATTTCAAAGATACTCAGCATTCCAATTGCAAAAATTTTTAAACCTAAAGTTTCGAAAATCGATACAAATAATTAAAGGAGGTCTCAAAATGAAAGACAAACCACAAATGATCAAAGCGAATGTCGATTCGGGATTTCTATCACAATATATAGAAATGATTATTCCTGCAATTAAACGCAAGTTTAGCATTTCAATAGGTATTGAAGGCGAACTGTTCATGAACTCTGGCGGTGTTGAAGAAATCATCATTCGTTTTTTAGCTACCGATGAAGTAGCACAGGACATTTATTCCTATATTGACGATAAATGGCAGTTCGCCTCAACACCAGAACTTGTTGCTTAAGTTCATTTTAAACAACAATTGACCGTTTGTGCCAAAAACAATAACGAATAAAAGGAGTGAAAGCATGCCGAAAGCAGCAAAAATCGGTCGGACCTTAAAACTTTCATTATTTCTTTCGGGAAAGAGACAGAAAGAATTAGCGATCGATGCAAGCACACCAAATGCAACAGTAAGTGATCATTTTAATGGAGCCAACGTCAATATTGACAAGGCTATCGAGTATCTAGAGGCAATGAAAGAAAATGGGTATCAAGCTACTGATGAATTAACAGGAGACATCAGTTACCAATACTTAGGATTTTTCAAATCAATGGATGGCCAACTGGCAGATGTTAAATCAACGAACGATCTTGAGATATTTCAAGAGATCGAGTCAGATGAAAGAAAAGAACGGAAGAAAGTAGTTCAAAGGATTGTAGCTGAATCACAGGTGAGAATGCTGACTGATGTTGAAAGAACTGAACTTAGAAATTACACAGATGAGTTTCTGGATGAAATTATTGTAGAAATGGCGATTGTTTTTTCTATCTTGAAGATTTTAAACGTCACTATCCAAGAGGCTATTAAAGCAAGAATGCATCACTGGATCAAAAAAAGATATATGAGGGGGTAACCACTATGAAAATATCTCAAATGAAGAATGTTGTACCACTTGAGAGGAAAAATGAAGTGTTAAAGGTTGAGTGGAAGAAAGCAAAGGAAATCGCTGATTACCTTGGTATTTCAAGACCAACGTTATCTAAATTAACACATAGGGATGTTGATCCGATTCCTTTTTCAAAACTTAGCGGGATTCTTCAATATGACCTGCAAAAGGTTAAGGAATGGGAAGAACGTAATAGAACTTTTAACTATAAGGAGGCTTAATTATGAAACGTTCAATTAAAGACACTTTGACCGTAACTGTACTTTTGTTTTTTGTAGTAGCTTTCACAGCAATCCACATTGCAGCAGGACTTGTATTAGTTTTCTTATGGGGCTTCGCTAATGTTGTTTACGATTTGGCTACTAAAGATTACCAAGACAAAGAAAAAAGACTTGCTAGCCGACCAAAGCAATAGCAAGTCCATCAAATATTTGGATAAATATCTTTGTCTCCATTTTAAAACAGAAAAGGAGAAATGACAATGAATTCTTTTGAACAAGCGTTAGACGAGTATTTGACAACTCCCGGATGGGGTCAACCAATTTCAATTGAGGAGATGACAGATGATGAGTAAATCAACTCTTGAAATGACTCATGATGAGTGGTTATTAGATCGTCGGAAGGGTATAGGTGGCTCAGATGTCGCTACAATCCTTGGGTTAAACAAATGGAAGTCGCCTTATCAATTATGGCTAGAAAAGACTGGTCAAATTGATTTAGAACACACTGAGAGCGAACCAGCGTATTGGGGAAATGTTCTAGAGGAAGTTGTTGCCAAAGAATTTCAAGAACGAACAGGCAAAAAAGTTCGTCGACGTAATCAGGTATTCGAGCATCCGTTACATCCATTCTTGCGAGCGAACATCGACAGAGACGTTGTTGGTGAAAATGCTATTTTGGAATGTAAAACAGCAAATGCTTTCCTTGGTAAAGAATGGGAAGGCGAAGAAGTTCCTCTGAGTTATTTGTGTCAGGTTCAACATTACATGAACGTTTTAAATAAAAAATATTGTTATATAGCTGTTTTGGTTGGTGGACAAAAGTTCATTTGGAAACGAGTTGATCGTGATCAAGAACTGATTGACATGATCACTGAACGATTAGTTAGTTTCTGGGAGGAAAATGTTTTAGCT